GCCTTGATCGGCAACCGGTTGCCGATCAAGGCAGTGCGAACGATTGGCGTGCCCCAGATGTTCAACACTCGCAAGAACGTCGATGTCGTGCAGCGATGGATTGTCGAGAACTTTCCGCGCATCGCCGCGGCCGAGATTCGTTACTACCTCTCGACGATCAAGACATGAACGATCGCGGGTCCTTCCAGGTGCTTCCAATGCGGGTGCGAAACGAGCGCGATCTAGCGGTAGTGACTGGCGCGGCTGGTGGTTCATCTTTCGAGTTCATGGTATGCGGCGCCGGGTGTTGAACAAGGACGTCGCGCGCGCTCTCGGAATCTCCGAGTCGATGGTGTCGCGCCACGCCAAGGCGGGCATGCCGACGCACGACCTCGAGCTCGCGCGCAAGTGGTACGACGCGAACGTCACGCCGGCGCTGCGCAAAGACACGCGCACGCCCCCGCTACGGTTGGTCGCAGCGGAAAAAAATCGCGAAACCCACGTCCCCACCCAAGGAGAACGCGCGCGGGCGCCGGCATCGGAGGAAGACGTGTTCGCGATCCGCCGCCGGCGCGAGCTCGCCGAGGCCGAGCTTGCCGAGCTCCAGCTCCAGGAGCGCAAGGGCGCCCTGGTCAACCGCGCCGACGAGGCGAAGAAGGGTGCGGCGCTGGCCTCTGGCATCGTGCTGCAGCTCGAAGCGATACCGGACCGCATTGCCGCGGAGATCGGCGTCGACGATGCGCAGCGGCGCAAGATCCGGCAGCGCCTGGCGGAGGAGCTCGACCGCGTGCGCCAGGCCTTCGCGGAGGCGTCCCTTGCTTGAGGCCGTCGGCGCGTTCGAGTCGGGATTCCGGCAGGTCTTCGCGCCGCGGCCGCGGCTCTCGGTGGCCGAGTGGGCCGATCGCCATCGCGTGCTCTCGGGCAGGGCGGCGAGCGAGCCAGGACGATGGCGCACCGAGCGCACGCCGTACCTGCGCGAGATCATGGACTGCCTCTCCGTCGACAGCGACGTCGAGGAAGTGGTGCTCTGGGCGGGCACTCAGCTCGGCAAGAGCGAGACCTGCAACAACTGGATCGGCTACATCATCGACCACAACCCGGGTCCCGTGATGCTGGTGCAGCCGACGCTCGACCTGGCCAAGCGCTACAGCAAGCAACGCGTCGCGAGCTTGATCGACTCCACGCCATCGCTGCGAGCGCGCGTGCAGCCCGCGCGATCGCGCGACTCCGGCAACACGCTACTCGAGAAGGAGTTCGACGGCGGCATCCTGGTCATCGCCGGCGCCAACAGCGCCGCCGGACTGCGCTCGATGCCGGCGCGCGATCTGCTCTTCGACGAGATCGATGCCTACCCCTATTCGATCGACGACGAAGGCGACCCGATCTCGATCGCCGAAAAGCGCCAGGACACGTTCGCACGGCGCAAGCGACTGAAGACGTCGACGTGCACGATCAAGGGCGAATCGCGCATCGAACAGGCCTACGGTGCGACCGACATGCGCCGCTACTACGTGCCGTGTCCCGATTGCGGCGCGCACCAGGTCCTGCGCTGGGCGAACCTCAAGTGGTCCGAGGAGACGCCCGGCGACGTGCGTTACGCCTGCGAGGCCTGCGGCGTGCTGATCGAGGAGGCCAACAAGCCGCAGATGCTCGCCGCGGGCGAATGGCGCGCCGACCATCCGGGCGCGTCGACGCGGGTGCGCGGGTACTGGATCCCAAGCCTCTACAGCCCGCTCGGCTGGCTGTCCTGGGCCGCACTGGTGCGCGAGTTCCTGGAAGCGAAGACGGCGCTCGACGCCGGCGACCAGACGCTGATGCAGGTGTGGGTCAACACGCGCCTGGCCGAGACCTGGGAGATGCAGGGCAACCGGATCGCCGAGGCCGAGGTCCAGAAGCGTGCCGAGGCCTACGCGCTGCGCACGGTGCCGCGTGGCGTGCTGCTGATCACCGCCTCGGTCGACGTGCAGGGCGATCGGTTGGAGGTGATGCTGCACGGGTGGGGCGCGCACGAGGAGTACTGGACGCTCGACTACGTGAAGCTGTACGGCGATCCCGGGCAGCAGGCCGTGTGGCAGCAGCTCGACGAGCTCCTGCAGGCGCCGCTGCGCAACGCGTTCGGACTGGACCTGCGCATCGCGGCGACGGCTATCGACCACGGCGGCCATCACTCCGTCCAGGTCGAGACTTTCACGCGAGCGCGCGCGGGGCGGCACGTGATCGCGGTCAAGGGACAGTCGCAACCGGGCAAGCCGGTGATCGGCCGACCGTCGGAGCGCGACACCAAGTGGAACGGCAAGAAGGTGAAGCGCGGCGCGCGCGTGTGGCCGGTCGGGTCGGACACGGCCAAGTACGTGCTGTACCAGCGGCTGGCGCTTACGCAGGCGGGCCCTGGCTACGTGCACACCTCGAGCGAGCTCGACGACGAGTTCTACCGCGGGCTCACCGCCGAGCAGCTCGTGACGCGCTACGTCAAGGGGCGCCCGCGCTCGGAGTGGATGTTGAAGAAGGGCCGCCGCAACGAGCCGCTCGACCTGTGGGTGTACGGCTATGCCGCGGCCGCCTATCTCGGCATGACGCGATGGAAGCAAGCCGATTGGGATCGGTTGGCGGCGAAGGTCGAGCCGCCGCTGTTCGATCCGGACCTCGCCGGGCCAGGCGACGCGCTGCAGACGTCTACAGCGGGAACGGAGGCCCGCGTGCTCGAGCGACCGGCACCCCGTGCGGCGCGCCGCCATCGCGTGGGCGGCTTCGTGAACGCGTGGAAATAGGGGGGGGCGAAGATGCAATCCAAGAAAAACGCGCTCGACTTGATCCTCGATCAAGTGCGGGCGGCCGCGCCCGAGCTCGGCGAGCCGCAGTTGCAGCAGATCGCGCTCGGGATCCAGCGCGACCTCGGCGGCACCCGACACTACCTGCCCAAGGCGCCAGCCTGGGGAAAAGCGCTGTGCCTGGGCGGCCAACTCGCGGCGGGCGTGCCGCTCGCCCAGGCGTTCGCGGCGGTGGGCGTGAGTAAGCGCTACGGGTTCAAGCTTGCTCGGCGCCGCGTGCGCCGGCTGGGTCGATTTTGAAGGAGTGGTGCCGCGGTTTTCGGCCGAAGGTCAGGGCGCGAAGTCGATGTACGACCAGACGCGCCGAATGATCCGGTAGTCCACGGCGTTGGCGCGGCGCAGAAGCGCGCGGGCCGCCTGGCCGTGGTCCCCGTACTCCACTTGGCCGTTCATCGGGTTGGTCCAGTCCAGGTAGCGGCCGTCGCGCTGCTTGCGCTGGATGACCCAGCACTCGCGCGACGTCGGCACGTCACGCCAGCCCCGCCAGCTGCTGCGCGCGCAGGACCGTCAACGAGCCGAGCTGTGGGAACAAGGCCGGCGGCACGATGTGGCCAGTGCCGTCGTCCCGGATCCCGCTCGCATGCATCAGCGCCGAGAGCTCGTGCACCCACTTCGTCGGCCCGTGCTTGTCGAACACCGCCGCGACCCGCGCGTAGTCATGCGACCCGAGCTCGGCCAGCAGCGGCTCAAGCTCCTCGACCGACATGCCGCGCACGTCGATGGCGCCCGGTTGCAGCGTAGCTTGGCCCGCGGCGAGCCGCGCGTTGTACGCGGCATCGCCGGCCGGATCGGCGAGGCCGTAAGCCTCCGGGTTGGCGAACGCGTCGGCGTTGATCGGCCAGTCGATCGCGGGAACGCCGGTCTGCGATGGCAGGCTCGACGCGCCGCCCATGGCGAGCGCGCCGGCGGCGTCGGGGCGGCCGCCGTGGATCGGCGCGGTGCGCTGGTAGTACGAGATGAACCCCTCGCCCTCGCCCGGCATCGGCAGCACGTGCCCGGTGCGCGGCAGCGTGACGGTCGGGCCGACCTCCGGCACCGGAAGCGTGGACTTCGGCACGGTGCTGTCCACCGCGCCGGCCTCGCGCGCCGCGAGTGCGAATGCCTGCGCGACCGCGAGCAGGATGGTGGGCGTCACGCCTTCGGGGATACGAACACGAATTTCGCTCATTGCTTGGCTCCAAGTTGTTGACGCGAGGTGTCAACGACGCCGCCGGCTGTGCTGGCGGCCTCGCTGGTGAACATGGCTCCGAAGATCGAACGGAACGGCGCCTGCACGATCGACGTGATCGCCATGAAGGCCATCGTCGCGAGGGAGGCGATGAATGCGTCCACCTTCCCGTCGCTCGATAGAAAGACCTGATACGCGAGCACGCCCATCGACAGCACCATGGCGAGGCCCACGAGGAACATCGCCCCGAGGATCATCTTGGCCAGCACCGGCTGCGTGACGAGCGTGGGGTTCTTCCGCACCACGCTGTCGTTCGCATCGCCGCGAGAGTCGGCGCGCGCCTGCGCCTCGTAGGCCGCCTGCCGCTCGATGATGGGCGAGACGACCGCGAGGTAGGCCGCGACGTCGGGCTGCGCCGCGAGCGCCGCGTTGGCGCGTGCTGCCGCTTCCGCGTCGGCGGCGATCTTCTCGGCCGCCTCCTGCGCGTTGATCGAGTCGGTCGCACGCACGGCCGTGTCGACGACGACTTGCGCGAGCCGCACGTTGCGCTCCGAAATCTCACCGCGCGGGCCGAAGATGGTCGAGACGACGGGCAGCGCGCCCGCCAGCAGTTTCAGGATCACAGGGATCAGCGGTGCCATGGGTTTCCTCTCGGGCGTGGGTTGCGGAAGTGGCGGGATGCTGCGCTCCTCGATGGGCGCGGCGGGTTGAGTGGCCGGTCCCTCGATAGGGTCCGTCTGGGGTCTGTTCAGGATCTCTGCGCCGTCGACCTGGACGCCGCCGTTCAAGTGGTAGATGCGCTCGCAATACTCCACGGTGCGCGTCGGCTGCCCGTACGGCGCGCCGGGGAGCGACGCCCACTCGCGGTTGCACTTCGCGAGCGCGGCGCGCAGCCGCCCGGCCTCGACATCGGCCGTTGCGCCACGTTGGCCGATCAGCCAGCGCGCGCACAAGTCCTGCGACGCCGGCGAGAAGTCGTGCGGGCCGTTGGCGGCGACGAAGCCGTCCCACGTACGCGCGAGAATCTGATACGCACCGGCCGCCGTGGACGTGTAGCGACCGCTGGTGATCGCCTTGCGGGGGTGATCGTCGTAGCTCTCGAACAGCGAGCCAGCGAAGTGCGTGCGGTAGCCGTTGGGTCCGCTGGTGCCTTCGCACGCCCGGATCACAGCGAGGAACGCGGCGAGGTTCGGCGTCATGCCTGTGTCCTTTCGACGATTGACCGGCATTCGCGCGCGAGCGTCCCGTCCGCATCGAGGATCAGCCAGAGCGGGAACAGCGGGAGCGTGCGCTCGTCACGCGCCGTCGCCAGTCCGCGCGCTGCTCGACACGCACGAAGAAGCGCGCCCTCGCCCGTTCGCTCCTCGTGTATCGGCGCGCGGGTCATATCAGGTTGCACTCCGCTTTGCGCTGGTCGGCAAGTCGCGCGCGCAGGGCCGCGATCTCGGCGTCCTTGGCGAACAACACCGCGCCGAGCCGCTGCTGCGCCTCAACGTTCAGCACCAACATCCGCTCGCCATCAACCTCGATGTGGTAGCCCATCGCCGCCGCGCGCGCCGGCCGGGCGGTCGCGATCGCGAGCAGCACGATCAGCAGCGATCCGGCGATGCACGCGAGCACGACCAGCGCGCCGACCTTGGCCTGATGCGGGGTCACTTGTCGCTCCCGGCTGCGACGGACTTCCAGAACGCGGTGATCGCCGCGTCGAGGCCTCCACCGAGGATCACCACCTTGGCGAACACGAACGCACCGACGAACCAGAGCCAGTTTTTCAGAGCGAACGTGCCCGCCTTGCCGATCCATCCCAGAACGCGCAGCCCCGTCTGCAATGCGCCCCACGCCTCGGCCATCGGCGCAAGCTGCGCCTCGATCTTCTGCGTGCGTAGGTCCACGCTCGCAGTGAGCATCGTGTTCGTCGCGAGTCCCGCCTGCACTTCCGCGATGGCGCGGCCGCCATCATCAAGACGCGCGTCCACGCCAGCGCGCCACTTAGCGAGGTCGTCCGGGCCGTGCCGGCGATCCACGCCGTTCCATTCGCGCGTGGGCATGGTCAGAGATCCGCGTCGACCGAGAGGTGGATCTGACAAACGTCGCCCACACCATCACCTGCAGCGCCCGCGTTCACAACTTGAACGGCGCGGTCGCCGATCATCGCCAGCGTCGATGCGCCGGAGTCGGCAGCGTCCGTGGTGTTGCGCCAGTTGGCATTCGCGGCCAACGGGTTGTACGCAGTGACCGTCGGCGTTACGGACGCAGGGATCGGGCGTGGCAGCGGGATTTGCCATCGGTGCGCATTCACACCGGCGACCAGCACCGAGTACTGGAGCGCGCCGGCGTTACCGGCGTTCTGCGCCGGCGCCGTGCCATACGGGAACGTCTTCCAGTAGTAACGCTGGCAGCGCTCCAGCGTTTCCGCGAACGGCGTGTAGATCATGTCGCCGGCCATCGTCCCGACGACGACCTGTACGCCCGTGATCTCGAAGTAGTCCGCCACACCGGCGGTACCCACCGGCGCGTAAAGAAACTGCAGCGCGAATTGCGTCTTCGTCGAGGGGAACGACGAGATCGGGAGCGTGAACGTCTGCCACGAAGTGGTCAGCGTCACATTGACAGCTGCCTCGTTCGCCTGTGCGGTCAGGGTCAAGATGTTGCCATCCGTGCCCGTCCCCGAGACCATGTACGCGCCGAGAGCGCTCCCGGCGGACGAATAATTCGCGCCGGCACGCGCACGGAAGGTCATGAAGAGCGGTAACCCCTGCAGCTGCGTTACGTCACTTGTCTCGAATGACTGCGCAAAATTTATGATGGCGGTCGACGCGTTGCCGCTGTCCCTTCCGACGCGCGCGCTGTACTGGAAGCCAGCCAAGCCACTAGCCGCTCGCGACACTGACGCGCCCAGAGCAAAGCCAGAACGTACGAAATGCCATCGGTCCGCCGTGTAGACCCTGGCGGTTGCGGACGAAGAGAAGGCCGTCCCCCGCTGCCACACCTGCATGTCGCCGTTGATGGCGATGTTCTGGGCCAAGCGCCGGTCGAGCGCACGCATCCCGTCGTTCAGCCTGGCGATGTAGTCGGACTGTGCAGCAACGAAAGTCGGATGCGGCATGTCAGCATTCCTCGATCGAGAATTTCTTGGAGCGGTAAGCGAAGTTGGGCATGGTGATCGGCTCGGCGCTCACGAGCTTGCCGTTGAGCGTGTAGTCGCGCTCGAGGCGGCCTCCGGCGCCCGGGAACACCGACACCACGACATCCCGCCCGGTGCCCACGCGCGCGATCGCGTCCTGGAAGGTCGGGCGCTGCGTCTCGCTGATCCATGCCAGGTCGAAGTCGAGCTTTCGCCAGCGCTCGCCGATGTTGCTGCGAAGCGAGCCGCCGAGCATGCGACTGCGCATCGAGTTATCGGTAGGGTTGAGCCCGACCCCGAACGCTGGGTTGTACGTCGCCTCGAGGTAGCTCGCGAGCCACATGCGCGTCACCTGCCAGTATGGCCAGCCGCTCCCGTCGCCGGAGAAGGTGATCTGGAAGCTCGCGCACGTCACCGGCGTGAAGTACAGGACATAGGGCGCCTCCGTCAGGTACGGGTCGGTGAGCAGCACGCCGAGAAGGTCCGTCCCCCAAGCGAAGCCGTCGATGGCGCAAAACGTTGGCGCGATGGCCACGGTCCCCGAGTCGTACACCTGGCTGGTCCAGGCCGCGTCGCTGTAGAGCTGCACCCGGATCGATCCGCCGGTGCCGTTGTGCCGGAACATCGCGAACATGCCCGGCACGAAGCCGTCGCCGTTCCACGTGCCGCGCACTACTTGTGTGGCGATGTCAGACGAGCGCCACACCGTGTCGCGCGCGGTCTTCTTCATCGCGGTCAGCGGGAAGGCGGCGAGCTCGCTGGTCGTCGACAGCGAGAGCGTCGCCGCATCGAAGGCGTTGCGCGTGGCGAGCCTAAGATTGGGCATCGTAGGAGCTCGTCAGGTACGCGGGAACGCGCCGGCGTACCCCTTGCAGCCGCATGGTGGCGTCGGTGAGGTTGATGTCGATGCCGATCACCTGGAAGCGCGCACCGCCGGCGTAGCCGAAGCGCGGGAGATCGAGCAGGAATACGTCGCCGAGCTCCAGCGTGTACGCCTCCAGCGTGGTCGCGAACTCGACGATCTCGACGTGCGGCAGGAACATGTCGCGTCGACGCACGCCCCACGGTGCCGCCACGGCCTGCGCGTTGAAGTCCGCCAGTGAACACACGGCGGTTTCGAAGTCCGGCGAGTCGACCATCGTCGCGTGCCAACGCCACGGCGTGGCCGTGTACTCGGCATCGGCGACCGTGGCCATGCGCGAGTAGAAGCCCTTGGCGCGCCGGAGGGAGGCCTGCTCGGCGGTCAACGCGCCGGCGACTGTGTCGAGCACCGTGTCGTTCATGCGATGCCAGAAGTTGACGTACCGGTACTGCGGCAGGAGGTGGTCGACCGTCAGGTCCTCGATCTCGTCCTGCGTGATCGTCGGGGCTGCGTTCGGAGGCGGGTTCGGCACGTCGCTGAACGAGTTCCCGACGCGAATGCCGATGTTGTCCGGCGCGATGCGGCCGAGGGTCAAGTTGCTGAAGCGGTCGAAACCCCAGAAGCCGTTGTAGGCCAGCATGACCTGGTCGATCGCATCGGCAACGTTGATGCGCTCCTTGACCACGAGCTGCACGCC